CTAAGGGGGCTTTTGTGCTCTTATAATATAAGAAAAAATATTATAAAAGCCAATTTTTTAGTATCTTTCTGGATGTTTATCCATTTCGACTACTTGTCTAACTCCAATTGAATCATTTAAAGTTAATGAATCTTTACATTGTGTTGAATCACATTTTGTTGAATCACAAGCTGAAGTTGAAGTTGTTTGGTTTGAGGTACAAGCTATAAAACCTACGATTGCTAAAACAATAAATATTTTTTTCATATATTCATATTATAAGAAAAAGAGCTTGGAAAACCAAGCTCTCTTATTTAAAGTCTTTAGTTTTTTACCCAATATGATCATCTAAGTGATCAGGAATGCCATCACCATCTATATCTGCTATTTCATTATAACCTAATGCTTTAAAGAAATTAGCTACTCTAGCTTTTAAATCTCCATCAGTATCAGCAAACCAATCTTCTTTGATATTGTCGTGACTTAATAACACTGTTAGTGCTTCATAAAAAACATCAACATCATTGACAAGATAAATGTCTGGTGTATGAAAATCTAAACTAAATGCAAAATCATCGATTTGAGGTATTTTTAACAAATCATCTGTTTTACCTATTTTCTTTTCAGTAGGTACTATACCTCCGAATTTATGGAAATACTCACCAACGTAAATATAACCTTGTTTTTCTTTTAATTGAAACTCACTCATTATTTTAATAAATTATAGTATTCATTGAAATGTTTAATACGATCAGGTAGTCCAATTGTTCCACCATTAACTCTTTTAGTTACTGCTGTTATTGTAGCTTGATCTGCTCCTTTGTCACAAATACTCCAAAGTTTATTTTTATCAAAAAACCAAGCAGCACTTGCTAAAGCATACTTAGTTGATACTAAATCTGGGTTAGATAGAATATCTTCTAGAACTGTTTTATCAAATTGAGTATAGTTGTCTTTACCTGTTAATTGAATATAGCCTCTACCTCTGAATTTAAAACCGTCGCCTGTAGCTTCAGCGCCATTACCCATTCTTCCACCATAAACTCTATTAGCTATTTTTTGAGGTTGACGAGCATAAGATTCTGCTAAAGCTGGAGTGAAGTATTTTGGAAAAATACCTAATAAGCCTTTTGAACTGTAGTTTAAATTTTCACTAGTTGCTTTGAATTGACCTGATTCATGTCCTGCTTGTGCGAGGAAATGAGCTAAGCGCAATGTATTTGTGATGTTGAATTTAGCTGCGGTGTCAGGAATTGCTGCGATTACCGCATCTGGGATGTGACCTTTTAGTTTGTCTAACTTGAATGAGGTTGTAGAAATTGGCGCAGGTATCGTAGCTACAGCTGGAACAGCTACTACAGGAGTTACTGTTGGAAATAATTTCTTCCAAGTATCATCACTTATTACACCATCATCGTTTAATCCATTTGCTTTTTGCCAAGCTTTTACAGCTATTTCAGTTTTAGGACCAAATGTTCCTATTGCTTCTACGCCTAACTTGATTTGTAATTTTTTGACGTCTTCACTTACGTCACCTCTTTTTAATAACATATTATTTTTCTTTATGATTGTCAATTTTGCTAAGAAGCATTGTCAATAACTCATTTTGTACTAACCCTGCTCTATTTGCATTTTTTAAGGCACTTATTAATTGAAATACAATAAATGGTGCCATTATAGTTTCACTTAACCAACTTGTTCCTTTAAATCCTATTTCAATCATAAGAATACAAGTTAACATTATAGTCCAAACTACTAATGTTTGAATAACTTTAATAGCTTTTCTAGTTTGAAATCCTTCTGTTTTAGTACCAGCCCACACTCCTAAAAAACCATCAGCAAATATTACTGCGACTAATGCTAAATACTGTTCAACATTGTCTGCTGTTAATTTCATGAAATATGTGCCTATAAAAGCACATACAGTGGTAAGCGATATTACTAATAAACTAGATTTCATCCTTTTTCTTCTTTGTCTTCAGGTTTATCTGTTGGTTTGTTTTTATGAACAAATTTATCTACAGAACCAATAGCAAAACTTCCCAACACAATTACCATAAATCCATCAAATATCATTCTGTTAATAACTAATTCTTTTCCCATGTAGCCAGTTATAATATCTACAAGAAATGCAATACACATTAATGAAAAAGCCACAAATCCAACTACTGATTTCTCATTAATTGAATTACTATCATCAAATAAATTTTTAAACCAGCTCATACTTACTTATTTAATAATAAATATGTATTTTCAAATGACTTTTGTAGTGTTTTAGAAAATGTTTTTCTATTTAATGGAACCTCATTATTAGTCACATCTAAAAAAGCAGCAAATACATACGCTGTTTTCTTAGCTTTTCCTTTAAAACACTTTGTTCCAATACAAATACTTGTTTCTATAATATAGTCTTTCTTAAACCACTTTAAACCAAATATATTTAATTCTTGAGCTGGAGAATAAATACTGTCTATACTCACTTGTACATCCATTCCATTTGAGTCTAAAAAATATCCATCATTTACAAATATTTCTTCTATATTTTCTTTTACTCCAAAAGTAACATCTCTGTCTTCTACTTTTTTAATAGTTGAGTAATTTGAAACCTCATTTATTTTAATATGAATAGGTTCATTTTGTGGTGATAACAGCATTGCCGCTGCTATGTAAATTGTTTTTATGTCAAATATCATGTTTATAAATATTAATTGTTAAATCCAGTTCTTATTAAATAATAATTTGATGATCCTTTATTTGTTAATCCAGTTATTGTTATTGATTGTGTCCCTACATAAGTTGTTTTTAAATTTATTGTAGATGAATTTATTGTAGTATATTCTGTTGGACTAAATATTCTATAATACAATGTACCATTTTTCCAAGAATTTCCCAAAACTCTTCTGTAAGTTAAGTAAACGTCTGTTATTGTAAAATTGTTATCTCCATTTATGTCCATTCTATAATAATCTTTTGATACAATAGATGGGTATAGTATTTTTTGATTAAATGTTTGAGCGTCACTTACTAATGGAGATGTAATAGTTAGTGCGTCTATTGTCATTTGAAAATCATAAGTATTAGCGTCTTGTGAAGATGTTAAAGAGTATTTTCCAGTAGCGTCTGTATTATTTGTACTTAGTAAAGTATATGTTGTAGCTGATTTTAACTTACTGTAAAGTTTTACAGGTATATTAGATATTCCTATTCCATTTGCTCCATAAATATAACCTGTGTAACTGAATGGATCTTGAGCTCCTGTAATAGTTGTTGAAAAATCAAATGTATTTCCGTAAGCATATGTTCCACAAATAACAGGACTTCCTGAATACTGCATAACAAATCTCATATAAACTTTTCCATTATAAACTGATGTTGGTACTGTAAATGTTGCCGTCATTGTTTTTGTTCCTGTCCAAGCAACATTGTAACTATGAACTAATTCACCAGCATCTGTTAAACTACCATTTCCATTAAAATCAATCCACAGTTTAAAATACTCCATATAGTTTCCATTTGTAACTCCAGTATATGAAATAGAAATATTTTGACCTGCTGTAATTGTAGGAACTGCATTACTTGTGTAGTCATAGTATCCTGCTGGACTTCCTCCTGATGATGCCGCATATCCTGTTGAACCACCATATGTTTTTCCATTTATTGTAACACTATTAACATATTCACAACAAAAATTTGTTGGTCTACTAGCACATAAAGGAGACTGAGCCTTTAATGTATTAAAAAATAATAATATAATCGTAATCCACCTCATAATAACAACTTAGCTCCTAGTAAGATTTGAAAGTTTAAAATGTCTTGTTTTGCTACATATGTTCCACCAGCTGTTAAACCCATTCCAAAACTTTTTGTCATTTTATAAGTTAAATTTAAAAACGGTATAATTATAGGTTTGTTAGTTAAAAAGCTTTCTGTATAGTATTTCATGTAAGGTGCATAAATAGCTGCCATAATAACAGTAGATTCTATTTTTTTAGTTAATTTTCCTTTATACATAAAACCACCAATAGCTAATGTTGAAATAAGCGGTTCTTCGTTCATTATTCCGTAAGTTCCTGCACATCCATATAAAGCGGTGAAAGATTTGATTGAGTTAACTCTAACAAACAAAGCTGTTGTACTCCACGTACCAGGCAATAATGAACCTGAACCAGAAACCACATTTATATGTTTATTACCTGCTTTATTAGTTCCTATCCAAGAACGCATTACACTTAAATTTCCTATTTTAGCATTTACCATATAATCAGCTGAGAAGCCTAAACTAGCCGTTCCATCTCCTTTTACTCTTGTAAAGGACATTGTAGCTCTTGCGTCTTGAGCTCCATCTGCTTTAGATTGTATACCAACTATATCTCCAGTTACTAAAATAGCTGGTTTTGCTACTTCTGCTTTTGCTTTACTTGTTGATTTAGCAACTGAATTAGAAGTAGTTTTGTTTTGTTCAGTTTTTTGTTCTTCTACTTTTTGTTCATCAGGCTTTTTATCATCGGGTTTAGTTTCTGTTTTAGTTTCACTGCCTTTTCCTGAGTTGCCACCATTAGTTCCACCATTAGACCCAGAACTACTAGACCCACTGTTATTAGACCCGCCATTATTATCGGAGTGATTGTCATTTGTATTGTCTCCATTATTTTTTGTTTCTTGTTTTTGTTCACTATTATTATCAGATTTACTGTTGTTATCACCCCCAACATTAGTTCCAGAGGATGTTGCTCCTCCTACATTTATGTTACTCCCTACATTTGTTACACTACTAAAGTCTAAACTGGTTAGATTCATTACATTTCCAACTATATTTAAAGTTTGGTTTGTAGTTGTTGTTGTAGTTGTTGTTATTGCGGCTCCTTGACATGGACTTGTTGTTCTGTATTTATTATATAAATCATTCATCCAAATTTCTAAATTTCCTGTTTGAAGATCATTATAACTAAATGTTTTTGCTTGTCCATAATAAACTACAACTATAGGGCTGTTCATATCAGCATATATAGTCTTCATATCCTTAGTACAAGGATCTACATATGTGTAAGTGAAGGACTGTCCCTTTAAGGACAGTCCCACTAACATGAATAAAAATAATATTTTAATTTTTAAATACACCGGCTTTGATTAAGTTTTCTATAACCTTAACCGTAGCTGTTTCCAGTGATTTACGAGTTGCTTTACCTACTGTAGATTGACTAAATTTCATATCAAGAGACTTTAAAAAACTTTCTCCTGTTTTTGTTGCTTCACCATCTCCTGAACCTATAAAAATTTGTCCAGTTTGAGCATTTACAAATCTTACTTGTAATCTAATAAACGTTGTAACAACAACTTTACCTTTGGCACCACTAACTTCCTCGTCTTCATCAACAGCGAAATCAGCCACAGTGACATAAACAAAATACTGAGCAGCTTTAATTTTACCTTTTCCATCAATTGGTTCTTCAAATATACCTTTTTTAGATGCCTTAAACTGTGCTGCCATTTTATTTTTTATTTCTGCTTTTTCTTCAGTAAAAATAAAACGACCAGTTTCATCTAAATAATCTAATGTTGATTCAGCAAATCCTAAACCTACATTTTTTTCTTGTAATGAAGGATAAAGTTTTAAGATTTTTTCTAAATCAATATTGATTACTTGAACAGTTTTCTTAATACTATCAGTATAGCCAGACACTGAAGAAATACTTTTCTTTTCAGTTACTTCTGTTTCAGTAGTAGTTTTCATTGTACCACATCCAACTAACAATACTGTTAATAATAGACTACCAAGGACCCTCATCTTCTGGTTTTTCGGTTTTAGCTGGTTTAGATTCTACAGTTGCTGGAGCTGCTTTCTCTTTAATAATAACTGTGTTAGTACCACCTGCTGCTTGTTGTTTTTGTTGATTTTCATTACTATTAGTAATGTTAATAACAGGAGCAGGAGCTGTAACAGCTGCTGGGGTTTCTACTTTTGGTTCTTCTCCACCACCTAAGTGGGTAGCAAACCATGCACCACCGGCAGTTACCGCGGTGGTAATAGCTCCGATGATGGCTTTTTTAACAGCGGACATTCCGCCTTCTTCTTTTTGTTCTTCTGACATGATATTAACCTATTGTGTTTGACATTGATTGACCATCTTCTTCATCAACTTTTTGGATCAACATTTTGTCTCTGTCTTCAGAATTGAACCAGTAGTCAACTACTTTATTTAAATTTCCTACAAATGCACCTAAAAGAATAAGTAACATTTCTTTCCAGTTTTCAGCAATTTCAATATTAAACATTACTGCCATATTAATACCAAAAATAATGAAAAAGAATAAAAATAAAACGATGCCCGTAATTTTCCAACGGTTGTTTTGCATTTGTTGTAACATAAAGTAAAAGCGATTCTTATCGTCTACTTCTACAAACTCTGATTTTCCACCCACAGCTTGTTTGATTTTGTCTTTTATACTCATAATTTATTTATTTACTATAATTTTTGTAGTTGAATTACTATACTCAGTTTTGATTGATAATAAATACAAACCATTATTTAGTTTATGTAAATCAGTAACATATTTATATTTACCAGCAGGTAGTCTTTCATTTAATAATTCTTTTATTTTTCTACCAACCATATCATCAATTACTATTAATGTATTAGTTTCTTGTTTAATTCCAAATTCTATTACTATTTCACCTTCTGTTGGATTTGGAAATATTAGTACTTTACTTAAATCACTAATTGCAATAGGAGATTTTACTTTTCTAACTTCAATAATACCCATAGTTGGAGTAATATTAATGTCTCTAGAATCACTTCCACCTACATATTTTTCTGCTGTCCACAATGCTGCTGTTCCCCATTCTGCTTGAGGTTTTTTAGCGATAAATTGAATTGTAAAAGCTTGATCACCATTATTAATAAAGTTTTGATTAGTTAAATCAGCTGAACCCCAAGTAATATATCCATTTGAAGGATTAATAAATGTAGTCCATTTCATTACTTTTTCACTGTTTACAATATTTTTAAATTCTAACAATGAAGTATCGTATTTTAGGTTTAATTGTAAAGCACCAATTGATTGGCCTTGAGTAGTCATTGATACTGGAACTTTAACTAAGTTACCATCTTCAACTTTTACTTTAGGCATTGTCATTTCAACTGTTTCTGTTATATTGTCATAACTTACAGTATTATCAATAATGTGTTTATTAGCATTTGAAGGATTAATAATTTTAATTGGAGTTAAACGAGCCATTTTAAATCCTGTTCCATTTGCATCACCTTTAACATTTACATAATAAGTAATACTATCTTTACCATCTATATAATAGTAAAAGTTTGTAACACCCGGAATAGTAGAAACATTATTTGTTGCTGAACCATTAATTGAATTAAATTCTGCTACTGTAAAGAATTTTACATCATTTTGTGAATTAGGCCAAGCAGTAAATCTACCTGCTAAACGACCATAAACTGAGTAAACATCTGAAATAGTAATTGTTCCATCAGCTCCATTTACATCCATTGAATAAAAATCAAATCCTTTTGGAGTATATTGACCCAATACTGTTTGGTTGATTTTTTGAGCATCTGCTGTTGAGAATACTGAACCTGGTGTCATTGTATCACCTTTAACAGCCATTCTAACATCCCAATATGATGTATCAATGTTTTTAAAGAAAACTACATGACCTAAGTTATTTGTTTGTTGAGTTAATACTGTAGTCCAAGATCCACCTGGTGCTTTCTTTTCTAAACTAACCCATAAGTTTTTAGCATTAGTTCCAGTTGTATTAATAAATTTACCAGCAAATCTTAACATTTTCTGATTAAAACGACCACCATAAGAATAAACAGTTAAAGTAGTATCGTTACCCATGTTAGTTGAAGCTAAATTAGGAAAACTATTCACACCTGATACTTTTAAACTTTTAATACTATCTAAACTGTTCCATACAGCGTCACTAGCATGAGTAAAAGTTAAATCAAATGTCGCGCCATCAGCGTAATTAAAAGAACTATTAGTACCTGTGTAAACTACAGTTACTGTTAAACTTCCACCTGTATTATCATCAACATATTGTAGATACTGATCAGAAGTAGAAATTTTTAAAGTAGGTACAACCGCTGTAAAAGCAGTTTTATCATAAAATACTCTAAATTGCATACCTGTAATTTTATTTACAGTTGAAGTATTATGAAAATAAAGAGGCGCAACTGTTTTTCCTGTTGTTGCTGTAGCTACTTGATATCCAGAGTCAATAACAACCCAATGTCCTGTTCCTGGTGATGTAGCTGATTTTTGAGCGAAGGCTGATACTGCAACCATAGCAGTAAAAAGCAATAATATTAGTTTTTTCATTTTATATTCCAAAGTTTTACTTGTTCTTTTGTGAACTCAATTAAATCAGGTTCAACATTCGGCAACAATTTTAAAAACTTTAGTTCAAACGAATATGCTTGATACTCTTCTTCATGACCAGATAAAATGTATGGCATAGCCATCAAATGTAAATGGTAAGTTTCATGTACTAAAACAGCAGCT